TGGAGGATTTATTGCAGTAAGCAAAAATCTAATCACAGCTATTGGCTTAAATGAAGCAATTGTATTTGGTGAACTTGTATCAAAATATAATTACTATGAAAAAGAAAATATGCTAAATAATGGATATATGTATTGTACTTATGATGATCTTCGGATTTCAACAGGGCTTTCTCAAACAGCACAAACAAATGCTATTAAGAATTTAGAAAAATTGAATTTGATAAAATGCACTATTGCTGGATTTCCTAAGAAGCGATATATAACTGTTTTAGATACCGAATTAAGCAAATATCTGCAACAAGGAAAAGAAAAAAAAGAAAAATTAAAAGCAAATATAAGACGTAATCAGTATATTGATATCAATACTATGGAAAACAATACTATGGAAAACAATATATCAGTATATCGAAATCAATATAATGACGTATCTAATCAGTTTATCGATATCAATAAAATGGATATCAATAATATGGATATCAATAATATGGATATCAATAATATTGAAAACGATATGCAGTATATTGAAAACGATATGCAGTATATTGAAAACGATATGCAGTATATTGATATCAATATGCCATTATATACAGATCAATACCGAATAATAAATAATAATAATAATAAAATAAATAATAATAAAGAAATAATAAAAGAAATAAATAAAAATAATAATTTAATTAGTGACACTAAAAGAGAAACTCCTTTAGATACTAAAGAGAAAAATATTAATAATTATTCTCTAGTAATTCAGAAAGATTCTATAATTGATTATTATTTTGAAAAATATAATGATACTTACAATAGAACACATGATAAGATTGATAAAGAAAAAATATATTCAAAGATAGATAATTTATCTCTTAGTTATAATATAGATAGTGGAACTTGGATAGAATTAATTGATCACCATTTTACTCTTAGTAACATAGAAACCAATGGAAGTATTGATGATTTTTTGAATGATAATATAATTAAAAAATATCTTGATAGTATAAGTATAAACAATGATAATATTCCTTTAGTTGTAGATAAATACTATGAAGATGAAATAGAATATTCGGGTGTAGATAATAATATCAAAGATATATTACAATACTTTGTTAATAAGTATTTTGATTTCTATGGTTGTAAATATTCTGAAAAAGAAACATTTTATACAAATGACATTAAAAAATATGCAAAATTAATATATTCCTTTAGTGATGATTTTGGAATAGAAGCAACTCTTGATTGTTGGGAAAAGAAAATAGATGTATTTTTTACATTAGACAATTATAATAAAACATTGGATACATTTTTAACATTTGATGTGATTAATCATATACTTAATTCTGAATATTATGAAGTACAAGAGTATGATGATGTAGAATTACCTTTCTAGTTGTTAATGAAACAAGGAGGAATGAATATGGCTAGACAAGTATCATTACTTAATCAAGCACTAAAACAATATTGGAAAAACACGACTAACTATCCCAAATACGCTTATTTTATGTGGAGGAATAAACTTGCAAATGCAAATAGAGATTTTTCCGAATTTACAGAACAGGACATAATTGAAAAATATTGTAAAGGCAGTTTAAAAAAATATGGTAATTTGAAGCAATGGGAAAATACCGAAGAATATGCAGAGTTAATGAATTTGTTGTTGTTAGAAAAAAGCAATAAGGATTTTGTAGAAATTTATAATGCAGTTTCAGAAAAAGCCAAACAAGGTGATGATAAAGCGGTTAAAACATTTTTAGCACTTCAAAATGAAATTAGAAAATCAGTTAAAAATAAAAAATCAAATAAAGCAGAACAGGAAGAAATAGAAGATGATGACCTTGTTTTAGAATAGCATTTAAACGCTTTTACAGGGCTTTAGAGCGATTTTTTTAGGCAGGTAATGTTTTTATATTGCCTGCTTTTTATTATGCTTTTTAAAACAAAAATAAACAAATATAGAAACATATAACAAAAGGGTACTCACATTGTTAGTATCCTAAAAAAGAAGGTGATACAGTGCCAAAACTAACTAGAGAAGAAAAATTAAGGAGAATTAACGCTAATCCAGCACTTTGGCTTAAAAATTTTGTAAAGATAGATTATAACGGTCAACTAGTACCATTCGTATTAACACCAGAACAGCAACATTTTGTAGAAAATATGGATAGATTTAACATTACGCTAAAACCACGCCAAATAGGTTTTAGCACCCTCTATCTGGGGTTAATTTTATACTATAGTTTTCAACATCCGAATTTTAACTCATTAATAATGGCTCAAAGTGAGGATGTGTCAGCATATTTGTTTACACGCTTAAAGTTAATGTACGAGTCAATTCCAGAAAAATATAGGATTGGTTATAGAAGAAATAATGAAATGGAACTATTTCTTGAAAATAATTCCAGAATTGTAGTTAGAACAGCAAGCAAAATGAAAGCGGAAAGTGTAGGTAGAGGATATTCCCTAAATTTAATTCATTTATCGGAATTTGCCTTCTATGACGAAAAATTTCAAACTCAAGCATTACCAGCACTTGAAAGCACATTAATAAAAAACGAAAATTCAAGAATATTCATTGAATCCACAGCACATGGAATGAATTATTTTTATGACCTTTTTAAAGACTCAATGGCAGGAAATTCACGATATAAACCATTCTTTTACAATTGGTTTTGTGAGAGCGTGAAAAAACAATACAAATTTGAGTATGAACTTGCTAAACAATGGTATAAAAAAGGCATAATTAAACATTTGACTGATGATGAAATGGATGAAACAGAGAAAAAATTATACGAAATGGGGGCAACGAAAGTGCAACTAATATGGCGTAGGTGGAGATTGCAAAATATGTCGCCTGAACAATTCAAGGAAGATTTTCCTTCAACATGGCAAGAGGCTTTTGTTAGTACACAGGAAAGTGTATTCGACCAAAAGCAAATTAGCGATAGATTATTATATATACCAGAAGCATTAAAAGCAAATGAAATAAAAGATTTACCAGATATTCTATATCCATATCTAAACAAGAGTTTATTTATATATAAATTGCCTAAACCTAAGGAAATGTATTTTGCTGGTGTAGATACTGCTTCAGGACTAAGCAAAGAAGGGGATTTATCTGCTATGAGTATACTTGATTCTTCAGGGGAACAAGTTGCAGTGTTTTATAAAAGTGGAATCCCTGTTTATAAATTTGCTAATATAGTTAACGCTTTAGGAGATTATTTTAATTATGCTTGTATTATGGCAGAGCGTAATTCATATGGACTAGACCTTATCAATCGTTTAAAACGTGAAATAGGATATCTTAACCTTAATAAAACTAAAAAATGGGATAAGACCACGGGCAGGAAAACATTGGAAATCGGTTGGAATACAGATAATGTTTCAAAATCAAAGTTAATACAGGACTTCAAAGAAGCCTTTGAGGAAGGAATTATATTGATCAATGACAGAGAAACATTACAGGAGATGCAAATTTATATGGAAAAGAATGGCAAGCTAGGTAATGTCAGAGGAAAAAATAATTTTGATGATTTGGTTATAGCAACAGCATTAGCAGTACAGAGTTTAAAATCAGGTAAGTATTATGTATAAACAATCAAGGAGGTTTTTATGATAGTACCTAAGGAAAAAATTAAAAAAGAAGAATTAATATATCCGATAAAATTCTATTTAAAAAGCAAAGTATTAAGTAAAGAAATAATAGTCCATGTAGATGAAAGCCAGTGTATGGACTTCATGGATTGGTTGAACCGTAACAAATACGCAGAAAATATACAATCATGGGAATTTTTTGTATTTGATGATGTAAAAACTAAAGAAAATGTTGTAATTATGAGAAATGAGATTCAAGCATTTAAAATACCTAGAGTGCAAGAAATTGATGCGGACAATTACAGAATTACTCTACAATTAGGAGGGTTTTAATTATGACGTTGAGGGAATATATTAAAAAGTATTATGATAATTCGCCAGTATGGTTTCAAGATGAAGTAACAAAACAATGGCACATTGAAAGAGTACAGAATATACTTGACCTAAAAGAATATCTTTCAGGTAAACACGCTATTTTAAATAGACCTAATGAGCAATACAACGGAAAACCTTATAAAACAAGAAAAATAGTATTGCAGTTGGCAAAAACATTATTAAATTTTGAAACTTCATTTCTATTAAAAAATCCAGTAACACTTTTAAGTGAGGATCAAATAACACTTGAAGCATTTAAGGAAGTGTATGAAAAAGCAAGATATAATAGTATTGATTTCAAAATCCTTGATAAAATAGTAAAATATGGTGAAACATATGAGTACGTTTTTATCTCAGAAAATGGAAATATCACAAGCCGAATTATACCAGCAGAAGATTCATACCCAGTATTCGATGAAACAGGCAATATGATTGCATTTATAGAATTTTACATAGTTGATGGAATATCATACTATATATTGTATACAGAAAATGAAGTAACACAATATATAGATGATGATGGATTGAAACTTACAGGAAGATACAAAAATATATCAGGATTGCCAGTTCAATACAAAACAATAAATGAATTGGATAGTTGTCGAGGTAGAAGTAGTTTAGAGGATTATATAAGCATAATTGATAGTTTAGAGGACTTAATATCAAAGTATCACGATGGCTTATATAGATTCATTAGTGGCGTACCAGTTTTAAAAGGAACAGGACTTACTACAAAAGATGGTAAAGGTACTATAGATCCTAACGCAGTAGGTTTTATACTACAGATAGACGATACAGCAGACTTTGAAATAGTGCAGAATAAAATGGACTCTGCAAGTTTTAAAGCATTATATAATATTCTTATGACACAGTTACTTAATATATCTCAAACACCAGCAATTGCAATGAACGCAACAGAAATAAGTAATCTTTCAGAAACAAGTATAAGAATGATGTATTCTCTTGCAAGTGTAAAAGCAAGATTAAATGAAGATAGTTTACTTGATGGTTTTATACAAAGATGGGATAAAATAAGAAAGTTATTACAACTAAAAGGAATAGAAACAACAGGTAGTATATCTTGTACGTTTGAATATGATATTCCATTAAATGCTAAGGAAACAATTGAAAATATAACAACACTCAAACAAAATGGACTTATTTCATTGGAGACAGCATTAAGTAGGACACCATATATTTACGATGTGGCAACAGAAATGCAGAAAATCAAAAGCGAAACAATGGATAGTAGTGTAACAAACGAGTAATACTATATGTTGTATAGTAGATATGCAACACGTGAACATATTGATGTAAATGAGAATGATTCTCAATTAGATAAAAGAGGGGTTGGGTGGAACATGGAAGTATTGATATAATTCCTATTGGAATAGTAGGGATTAGTTCACTCAATCCCGTCCTGTTATCTATTTATGTACTAAAATTAATACAATCCTTTAGTTAACTAAAGTGTTTTGATTGAACAAAACAAAGCACAGACGAACTAACAAGGTTCATTTTTGTATTGCACGAAATATACATTTTGTATAATTACATTTATAAATGCTTTGAAATGCAGTAATAGCAAGGATTACAAGGAAATATACTATTGCTTACATAATATTGATTATGTGGGAAGTTGATACCCCCTTTTTGAATTTTTGTGCCACAGCAAACCACTTTCTCACCGCTTAAAAAAATTTGACATTTACAAAAACCTAGCCGAAAGCCCATGACTTTAGTCGTGGGAGGTTCACGGCAGAATGATTAGTATATATTTACATTCGTATCTCTTTAGTATATAATTTACATATACATTACTGAAAGGGGTATGAATATGTGGAAAAGATTGTTAATAGTTGGTGGTTTATTTATTACATTAATTATATTTTATTCAATACTTACTAATCAACCAGAAGAATATAAATACGGCAGTTATTCAAATATTGAATATTCAACTTTATCTGAAACGTATCAACCAAAAAAGAAAGAATTGATTATTGTTGAGGGATGGAAATTTGAACTTGAAGGAAATTATATGTATGTGCGTGGTAGTGTAGAAAATACAGGCGATAAAGATATTTCGTATTATGAAATTTATGCAGAATATATGGATAAGGATGGTAAAGTAATAGATAGTGATTGGACTAATGGTACTGATGTAAGAGTTGGCGCACAACAAAGATTTGAAATAATGACTAGATATGATGAACGCATAAAAACGTGTAGGTTAAGTATAAGAGAATTTTGGTAACAATTAATATCTAATAATGATTATATAAGCAGTTGATACCCCCTTTTTGGTTTTTGTGCCGATGGCAAACCACTTTCTCACCGTTTAAAAAATTTTTGAAAATATGGTATAATTACAAAAAAAAACAGATGTGAGGTGTGGATATATGAGAGATTGTATTATTTGCAAACAAAATTTATTAATAGGTCAAATAGCACCTAAAAATTGGACTCTATGTATTGAATGTCATGAAAAAGGATATAGGGTTTGTAAAGAAGATAATAAGATATTCAATATAAGAGAATTAAAAAAAGAATATAGTATAGATAAACCACAAACATTTATACTTATTAATAATCAAGATTATTTAGAAAAAGTAAAACAAAAATTTGAAAACATGAAGTATTATGAACAAAATATTTGTAGTAATAGGTGTTTTAATATTTTATATATAAAAGAATGTATTGAGGAATTATCTGCTATTTTAATGTGTAATTTATTAAATAATAAAGAGAAACAAGAAATATTTAATAAAGAATACGAACCAGTTATCCAAAATAAAATTAAAGAATTAGAAGAATTAAAAAAGAATTATTTACAAAATGTTCCCCTTTAAAAATAAGGGGATTTTTTATGCCCAAAAATCAATTACAGGAGGTTTTACTATGACTTATCTTGATAGAATTAAACTTGAATTACAGGAAATTACCTTTAACGATGAAGAACTAACCATATTGGCACAGGAAAACGGCATAAATAATCCTATATCCGAATATGACCCTACATCAAACACAGCCAAAAGAGCAATATATTCAACTGTATTAAGCGTACTAGAAGCAATTGCTAATAATCCAAACCTTATGAAGAATTACAAAAATGAAGATATATCAATAATGGACTTTGCCGAAAGCATACAAAACAGGATAGCACAGCTTGAACGAAAAATAAGATTACTTCCTAGTGATGATGTATCCGATAATATAGTGTAGATTTTCATTTTAATTTAGGTAAATCTACCCTTATTTTATCACATTAAAATAGGTGAAAAAAATTTTTAACCCTACCGCAATTTGAAAAAATATTTTCACTTTACAGTAGGATTATT